GGTTACTCGGTGAGGCGGGGGTCACCAAGCGCACCAATCAACATAGGAGATTTCATGACAACCTTGGGCGAAGACCTACCGAAGCAGATGACCCGCGTTCGCGACGTTCTGATTCCTCAATACATGAGTATCGGCACGGCTGGCGGGTTCGCAATCGGGATGATGCGGAGGAGCCTTGACCGAGCGCAGCAAGCGCTGGCCGAAGGCGATCTTCCGGCAATGATCGCGGCCTACCAAGAACTCAAGAGCTATCAGGAATAAGGCTTATGACCACGCAGACGCCAGCTTTGAGAAACGATCTCCGCAGGGCCTTAGAGGCAATTTCGACGGCCAGCTACGAGATGCAAATGGCCGGGATTCGCTCAGTGCCGGAATTTGATCTCAGTCGGCAGGATGTGCAGGCCGTTTGGCACGCCATGCTGAACGCGGCCCTTCGCGAGGTAAAGGAAGCATCCTCATGACGGAGATGGTCGATCGGGTAGCGGAGGCGCTGCGCCAGGAGTTTGAGCCTTATCGAGTGTTCGATGAGGGAGAAGCAGAGCGACTGGCCCGCGCCGCGATCCAGGCCATGCGGGAGCCGACATCCGAGATGGCCTGCGCGCCGGACGTTAAGGAGTGGCCAGACGATGCAAAGGCGGCGTGGCGCGCCATGATCGACGTCGCGCTTGGGGTTACTCGGTGAGGCAAGGAGAATTCTGATGCCAATTGATTTTACCGTCCTGGAGCCGGAAGGGCTTCAGATCCACATAAAGCTGAATTCGCTGCTCAGCGAATATGGCTTCTTCAAAAACATCACCCCGGCGCAAAAGCGCGAATTCGATCTGGCATTTGAAAAGATCGTGAGCGCCTACCTGCCCTACGATGATGATCAGTAGGCACGGAGCACCCATGACCGAGATCACCGACGATATGTGCCGGCGCGCGATTGCTGCCATGAAGCCAGATCGCATTCAGGGCTTTGCTACGCCCCAGGACGAGCGCAGAACGAAGTGGGGGGCGCCTCACTACATCCAGAGACGTATTCCTGCCGCCGGAGCAGCAAGTGATCTGGAGCGGCGACAGCCACGAGGCGATGATGGATCGGATCGCGATTGAGGAAATGCGGCTGGCACTCGGGGCCGCGCTCCCGAATGGAGAGCGATGATGGACCTACTCAAGCCGATTCCTGACGATCATCCTATGTACGCGGTGCAGAAGGCGAATGAAGAAAATCGCTTGTTTCGGTATCGATACTTTCTAAACGAAGCCAAGCGCCTCAACGAGCGAGCCGAGTATTACAAGAAAGAAGCAGATCGGTTTCTGAAACTCGCCAACCAGATCAACCCGACCTCGCAGTCGTGACCGAACATTGATGGGGCCAACCGTGAGACTGATTCACTATTCAAAGAAGCCTTTGACCAAAGTCACAAGCAGGGAGCACTGTGAGGACGGCGCGGGAGCCTACAAGACTCCAGGGCTATGGGTGTCCGTGGAGGGCGAGGACGACTGGCTCGCGTGGTGCCGAGGTGAAGGCTGGGGGCTCGACGGATTCGCTCATGCGACCGAGATCACGCTTGCCGGCGGCGCCAATGTGAAGCACCTGGCGAGCGCCGAGGACATCGACGAATTCAGCGAGGAATTCCGTACACATGGAAGTCCGATTTGGCATAGTGGGCTGAATTGGGGTTCTATTCGCGAGCGCTGGCAGGGCCTGATTATCGCCCCTTACTGCTGGGATCGCCGCCTTTCAGATCACACGGGCTGGTACTACGGGTGGGATTGTGCGAGCGGCGTTATTTGGGATGCAGCCGCAGTCGGAGGTCTCAAGCCGATCGCGCCGCCCGATATGACCGAGAAGGCCGCATAGGGTTCGGTGGTGGTGAGCAGCACATGAGCATCCCCCAGCGAATCCAACGCAAGCGGTCGAAGGGCTGGACGATGCCGGCGGACACGATCTATGTCGGCCGTCCGAGCCACCACGGCAACAAATACCGCGTAGGCGTTGACGGCGACGCCGCTGAGTGCGTCCGAAAGTTCAGGGCAGATTGGGAGTGGGGTTTGTCGCACCCGCTTGGGAAGCTCGCGCTGGCCTCTACGCTGGACAAATTGCGGGGCAAGAACCTGGCGTGCTGGTGCAGGCTGGATCAGCCGTGTCACGCCGACGTGCTGCTTGAGCTAGCTAACCGCACACATGGGCAAGGAGGGAAAGTGCCATGACGGATCTGATGGACGAGATCCCGCCGGACTGGTGGGAGAACCATAGCGGTCAAGCGTCGGTTCTCGATTACGAGAAAGTCGGCAAGCTGATCGTGGCAGCTAGACTATGCTACGAAGAAATGCGCCATACCGTGGCGCCGCGCGACAGCTTCACCGACGCGCTGGACGCCTTGGACGCCGCCCTCTACCCACATACTCGGTGACCCTGAGCCACTACCGATCCGGTCCCTTGAAGGGAGTGGACGAAAATGCACTAATCAATGACTTTCACAATATCGGCTTCGGACACATAAACGCCATCCGAGCCGATGCCGACATTGAAGGTGACGCGCATATCGAGCTTACGAGCCTCATCCATCTTTGAGGCTAGTTTGCTCAAGAGATCGCGAATTTCAGCCGCCAGCCGCCTTTCTGGATCGATTGGTGCTGTCATGCTCGCTCGGCCACTTCCACCACCCACGCCACCAGCAGTAGCAACGATCGGAACTGCTTCTTTCAGCATTTGATTCTCCTTAAGGCTGGATCGAGATCAGGGCTGCGCCACAGGGCGGGATCGTCACAGTCGCGCCGCTGTTGATCGAAACTGGCGCACCGCTCCACGAACCGCCATTTCCAATCGCAGCACCACCGAGCGTCGGAGCAGCATCGTAGGCATCTGTCCCGGAGAGCAGCAGCACATTTGCCGTTGACCACGCCGAGGACTGATCCGGCGTCACGGCCACAGAGTTGGTCACGTCGTTGTTGACGACCAAGATGTTGGCATTCCCGTTCGGCCCGATCGTGGCTATCGAAATCGTGTTGCCGTTCTGGATCGCGTTACAGTCGATGATCTGCTGGCCTTGAATGCGAGAGAATAGATAAAGGCCATAGAAGATCGGTCCAGGCGCAAAGCTCGTCAGATCCGATTGCAGAAGCACCGCGCCGTAGCGATTGGGGATAGTTGAGCCGACGACAGCGCCGCTTGGACCGCCGCCAGACCCGTCCCACCACAGATTGTTGTGCGTGTTGATGCCGGAAAAACCGCCCTTTGCGAACGTGATCGCCTCATTCAAATACCAAGTTGCCGCGCATAGCCGGTTGCTAACGCCGTCACGGCCTCCGCTGGAGAAGTTGTTGCTTTCAGTCAGCCGCAACGGAATGGGCGCGGCCCACTCGTTGTTCTTGAAAAATCCAAACGAGCCTGGGGCGCTCCAAAGCCCGCCCTGTACGGCGCTGATCATGTCCTGCGCGGTTACAGCCGTCGAGGTCGGCACATACCAGTGCGAGGTGATGGCAGAGAGGCCAGACTTTCCGGGCGTGAGACCGGCCACGATCGAAGGGATGCTCGTGATGATACCTGTGTCAGGCCCGGCAAACTTTGCGGTCGGAACAGCCGCGACCACCGCGGAATAGTAGTTGTTCCACATGGTCTGATAGGTCGCGACCGTAAACAGCGGAGAGCCGCCGTCGATCGGCTCGTTGCCGAACTGGAAAACGACCTTGTCTGCGCCGAGAGCACTTGCGACATATCCCGCTTGGGTGGCGGCTTTGGCGGAGTCGTTCGCGTGGGCGTTCAGTCCATAGATGCATGTCCATCCCGTCCCCAGCGCCGTGACAAAGGCGCCGAGATCATTCGCGATGCTCTGCGACATCGCGTTGGTGATCGAGGAAACGTCCTGATCGGCGCCGCCGATGCGGATGATGCCATTCGATCCCAGCGTCTTGATCAAGTTGATGAGCGAGGTGGACGAGCCCGTCAGCAGGCCGTTCAGCATCGCCATGGGGTTGATGCTGAGCCCGACGAAATCGGCCGGGATGGTGATGCGCCCGGCCGACAGATTTGCCTTTACTGATAGCGTGCGCGTCGGGACCGCGCCGAAGCCCATTCCTTGCATGGGGATCACCAGTATCCGGAAATCCTAATGAACCCCGGTCCACCAGGGCCGCCGTTGCCATTTGCGCCGCCGCCTGCGCCGCCACCGCCGTACCCCACCCATGTGGGGTTCGAATTGGCATTAACGCCGTTGGCGCTTCCGTTCTGACCTTGGCCCCAGAAGCCGCTACCGCCACCGCCACCGCCTGACGTGCCTCCGCCACTCGCCGCGGTCCAGTTTGGGACCGTTCCGCCGATGCCAGCTGTTCCGCTCGTGTTCGCCCCTCCGCCGGCTCCGGGCGCCGAAAGGATCTTACCCCAAAGGGTGACATCCGCACCCTTCGCGCCCGCAGCGCCGCCTGCGCCCGCGCCGGTGTTTCCTCGACCGGAGCCTCCAGTGCCGCCCACGCCCGCGGCACCAACGCTACCCTTAGATCCACCGAACAACGTCGGGAAAGGCGTATTGGCACCAGTGATCGTGATGTTGCCACCGTTTGTCGCCGCTGCACCGCCGACAACACCTCCCGTACCTTGCGACCCCATGGTGATGGTCAAGACTTGGTTGGGCGAGATATCAAGCGGAAACTCAACCGCTTGCATTCCAGCCGTACCACCACCACCGCCAGCGGTGCTCCCCGATGCCTGGCCCGCCTCGCCACCGCCGCCTGGCGCAGCTCCGTCAATCCACACTCTCCCCCCAACAAGCGTGCTTGGCACGGTCCAAGTCTGGCTCGCAGTGATGAGAACGCTCTGCAACGTTGGAAGGGCGGTCGCAACGCCGGGGACGTTGATCACAGTCATTGATGATGCTCCTTAAGAAAGTGGTGCGTAGAGGGCGTAGTAATTCCCGCTCGCGTCCTGATAGAGGATGAGTTGATTTTCGCCGTTGCCATCGACCCAATATCGATAGCCGTAGCCGGCTGGTAACGCGGACAGCCACACATTCACTGTCCCAAGGACAGCGGGGATGGCCTGCTTTCTAGCTTTCCGAGACACGGCTACGGGCCCGCCGCGGCGATAACGGAAGTGATGTCGGCGTAGACAGCCGTCGCTGTGGTAACCGTGAGCTGATAGGTGCCTGGCGGGACGTTGACGGTCTGATAGGCATTCGCGGTGAACGTCGAACTCAGCACTGAGACGTAGGTGGAGCCGTCGGCCGAGAGCTTCTTGAGGTCCACTGAGCCGCCGCCCCAAGTGGCGGTGACGAGCATGCCGTAGGTGCCGCCAAGAAGCTTGAACGCGCTGGGCGTGGCCGAGAGGTTCGAGAACGTGGTCTGTTCGTAGTAGCCCTGCATCGACATGCGGAAAGCCCCTGAAGAAGCGGAATTGGCTTCCTCGGTGCTACCCCTGCCCGGTTAGCGATTTTCCCGGCGCCACAGCCGCCACTCTTGGATGGCGGCCGCAATGGAGAGTCCCGCGATGACGATCAGGAAGGCCAGCACCCAGCAGACGAACCAGAGCGGGAACGTCATGCGTGACCACCCTTCCCGAGCAGCGTGGTCGCGATGAAGGTGACGATCGCGGCTGCGCCGGACGACCACCAAACCTTCTTCTCGACGGCACTGATGCGCTGATCGTGCGCATCGCTGCGCCCGAGCAGGAGGTCGATCTTGGCCTCAACCCGGCCCATCGCACGCTGCATCTCGTCGCTCATCTCCAGCACCGCTTGTTGCGCCCGGTCTGATTGTGGATCCGGACCTGCTCGATCGTCTCCAGCGTGTCCCTATCGCCGGAATAGGTGATACGGGTCCAACCCGCGCAGCGCGCCGCGAGGCTCGCCGGCTTGCTTCCCGCCGTCACGGTTGTCCGGGTCGCCTCGAAACATCCCGCGGTCGGAAGGCACAGGGCCGATAGCAGCAACAGCGTCAGAACGGGCCTTGCTGCCGGCGGCAGTTTCGCGCGCGAGCGCAGCGTCCCATTGGCGCTTGGTTTCCTTGAGACCTTCGTTGTAGCCATAGGCGATCAATCCCATGCAGGTGAAAGCGACGATCGCCGTGTAAATTGCGTAGCGGCGAAGAAATGGAACGAAAACCGCGACCGCCACCGCGATCGCGCCCACGACGAAATCGATGCCGGCCCAGCCGACGATGAAATTCCAGCCTGCAGCGAGCCAGATCACGACTTGAAGACCATGGCGCGCAGCCGCGCCCAGAAGCTCGGCCGCGGCGCGGGAGCAGGCACCGACGGGCACGCGGCAGGGGCGGCAGGCGCGGCAGCTGGCTTAGGCAATTCAGCGGCGACGGGCGGGCTTGCGGTGGGCTTATCGAGCCCTGACAGGCAAATCCTCGCCTCGTCGTTCCGGCGGTTCTGTAGCCCTCGCTGGATCACCAGCGGGCCATTCGGGCCGCGGGGATGGGATCCGACGCGCCAGCCGCGGATGGCCTCGCAGCCCCCGCGCACGTCACCGGCGTTCCACTTCTTGACGATCGCCGAGCCGCACAGCGCGCCGACGCCGGCATTGTAGGCCACGGAGATCGCGGCCGCGCGCGCGCTGTCGGGCAGATCGACGCGGATGCACCTGCCAATTCCTGCGTCGTAGTCCTCGGCCAGGCGCTTGGCGAGCCGGTCGGACCAGAACTTCTCGTCGTGGGTCTCGCCGAGCTTAACGCCCTCCGTCTCTCCGTAGCCGCCGGTCGGAAGGCCGTTGGCGAGCCGGTCGGGGACGACTGTCGGGGCGTAGCCTTCCCAGTGCTTCACGGCGGGGATTGCCATGGCGAGCGCCGTGGCGCTAGCGACGGTGACGGCTGTCTTGCGGGTGCTCATTCGGGCTCCCTCTGCTTGGCGAGCCGGGCGAGCGGGATGACGGCGACGTTGACGAAGACGCTCAGGGCGACGAGGAACCAGGGATTGAAAACGTCCGTAAAAGCCCCGAGCACGGCCGCGACGCCGTTGAACGCGCCGACCGCCAACGAAATCCGGATAGTCCAGAGGCGGTGGAATTCTCGCCAGGCGTTGTCGATCAGCCGCATAGGCCCCTGTCCCGTGTGATGCAGGGCCAGAGATTGCGGGCGGCGAGTTAGCGGTTTTCCGGGGGCTCTAAACGGGTCGTTAGAACCAGTCGCCTATTTTGGGGGTTGATGCTAGGATGAGGGCGCCATGAAACAGCGGGATCACGAATATCGCTTCAAAATCGACGTTTTCAGCGTCGAGAGCATCCCTATGGCTCGACTCGCGCAGTATATGTGGGAGCTGTCAAAGCTGCTTGGCGAACCCGAACGTGTCCATTTCGCTCGGCTGGAAGAAGGCAGCACGATCCTGATTTCGCGCATTGAGGAGCCGGCATATCCGAAGGTAACTGAACGGGTAGCCTCGGTTCGTCGCGGCGAGGGTCCAAAGGACGCGATGGATGCATATCGTTCCATCGACACGATGCTTGCGAAGGACAACGCCATCGGCGCGCTGACACCAGCGGGCATCGGTGGTGAGGTGATTCCTTTCCCTGGTCGCACGCGGCCTAAGCCGACGCGATATGGCCCATTCCGTGAGCGCGGCTCCATAGATGGGGTTTTGATCCGGATTGGCGGTCAAGGCGACCGGATACCGCTTCAATTGCAGGACGGAGACGCGGTGATCGCGTGCCATACCAGCTTGGACACGTCCAAGCGGATGGCTCAGTATTACCGAGAGTCCACGCTCCGGGCCTTCGGTGAAGGCCGCTGGGTGCGCGAGGAGAATGGCTCGTGGGAACTGCTCGATTTCTTCATTGAAGACTTCGAAGTGCTCGACGACGCCCCTTTGGCCGACGTTATCCAACGCCTGCATGCCGTTGAGGGTAGCAGGTGGGGCGAGAGCGAAGACCCGGTTTCGGACATCCTTGAGCTTCGTCGAGATCCGAGGGACCACAATTAAATGCCGGTTGTTGTCTTTGATGCCTGCTATCTCATGCCACTGCTCGACCCGCAGGTAAAAGGCATCAACAGCAATCCGAACGTCGATTATCTGTTCAAGACCTTGGATAAGGAAAAAGCCAAGATCATCGTGCCGACGCCAGCATTGAGCGAGGTGCTTATCGGAGCAGGCGATGCCGCCCCTCGTTACCTCGAAATTCTCAGCCGCTCGTCACGCTTTCGTATAGCTCCATTCGCGGAGCGAGCAGCAGTGGAGGCGGCTGATGCTCATCGCCGCGCGCGAGCCGACGGCGGCGACAAAAGAGAGGGCTCCGACAGTAGCTGGGCCAAAGTCAAGTTCGACCGACAGATCATGGCTATCGCGAAGGTCGAGAGCGCTGATTGCATTTATTCCGACGACGACGATATTGTTCGGCTCGGCAAAAAAGATGGCATTCCGGTGGTGAAGTTGCATGATCTGCCTCCGCCTCCGCAGCCTGAAAATGACGATCAGCACACGATGTTTGACGCGCTGGATCAGGCACCGCTTGGACCACCGGCGCAATAGGGGCGGCGGTTAGTGATTTTCCAGGCCATTGCTCTGGGTTGTGCGCTGGGGTAGGTTCGCGGCCCACATGGCAAAACGCGATTGGATCACGCTTGCTCTTGTTGCTGCGGTATCTGCGGCAATGATGCTATTTTGGACGGCGCCCCCGTTGAATAGGTGCAGCGGTACAGTTGACACGCTGTTCGGCAATTGCATCAGATGATGCGCAATAATTTGTTCGCGATGATGGTGGGCTGGGTATTGTTGTGCGCACCGCCGCCGCCCGTATTGGCAGCGTTGTTGATAGTCATGCCAGTAGCATTCGTGCTAGTCGTGCCAGAGCTAACTGAGCCCGCGATGCCGAATGTTGACCCGCTCGCGCCGAAAGCGACATTCATGTGGTCGGTATGCGAGTGCCCTGGGTCACTTAATGTATTCGGGTGGATGTGCGCAGGAAGCTGAGCAGCGGTCAGAGTGTTACTCTCCGAGCCTCCAACAGCGCCCAGCGCTGCAGCGCTTGCTCCGAAATAGGAAGATGTTAGCCGACTTGCCGCGCTTCCGCCCATGTCGTCCTTGCCTGCTATGACGCGGCCTCTGAGATCGGGAATATTAAATGTGGCCGATCCATCGCCGGTTCCGTATGTCGTGCCGAACAGAGAAAACAAGGCCGAATAGGTGGTGCGCGAGATCGCTTGACCATAGGCCAACGCATAAGCGCTCGTCGGTGCAGATGAGCCCCAATAGTCGATGCTGGAGCCGAGCGGAATACCGGGATTGCTCCCAACGCCGAACAAATAGAACACCGCATCGGAATTGTTGTAGAGCGCCAGGTAGGGCGTTCCTTGGATCAGAACGCCGGATTGCAGATCGACGCTCGGCTGCGCGCGCAGCGGCTTCGCCCCGAGGCCGTCCACATTGAGCGTCACGCTCGCGCCGTTGGTCGTGTGCGGCGTGAATGCGATGCCTTTACCGTCGAGATGCGCTAGGCTGTCAAACGACTGGTACGAATTCACGGTGTAGGCCGTGGCCGTGCCGCCGGTGGTGATCGCGCCCGCCACATCGTCGCGATATTTCGCGGCCGCCGCCATCATACCGCGCGCGCCGTCGTTCAGGGCCGCCGGAGACATTCCCTCTGGGAACGGGCAAGTCGAATCTGCGGTGCCGTTATCGGCGGCGGTGCGCGACCATTTCCAGAACGTCATTTCAGCCCCTTAACGAAAACGGTGCGATCTTGAGCCCGAAGACATTAGGGCGCGGGGGTAAGAGATTTTGCAGCTGTGGCGTCGCCGTGAGCGCGGCGAGGTCGAGCGGCGGCGATCCGCCGAACTGGAACGTGCTTTTCGGTGCCGGCTGCTGCGCCGGCGCGGCGCCGGCTGCCGCGGTCGGTGCTGATGGCGCCACCGGACCGGACATCGCCAGCGGCGCAGTCTTGCCGCCCATCTTCCGATCTGCCCAAGCCGCAAGATCGCCTGCCGTCATGCGGGCAAGGAACGGATTGGCCTTGACCACGGCGGGGCCGAGGATCGCGCCGGCCGGTGTCGCCGGATCGGCGTTGAGGATACCGACGGCGCCGCGCGGCCCGGCAAAATGGGCCAGATACTGCGTTCCGGGCGTGACCGGCAGTCCCGAATTTGATAGGATGCCCGCATTGTCCCCGGCATAGGCGGTCGTCATCTCCCGCGACAAGGCAGGATCGTTCTTGAGCGCCAGCAATTCGTCCCGCGAGCCCGTGAGGTCCGGCCGGTGCTTCGCGAGCATGTCGAGCCAAGTGCTGTCGATGAATTGCCCCGGTCCTGCCGCAGACGAATTCGGGTTGGTGGCGTTCGACTTCCCGCCGCTTTCCACAGAAATAATCTGATCGATGAGGCCCATTACTGGACCTCTTCGCTCTTCTTTAGGTCGGCGGTCATCTGGTTGCGCGCCGCCTGCATCATGGACATGAAGACGGCCCGCCGGTTTGTCGGACTCGCGAGGAGCGCCTGACGTAGGGCGTCCTGCTGCGCCTTTTGATAGGCGCTGGTCTGCGCCAAGGGCGCGCGACGGCGCGTCATTTCGTCGAGCAGCCGGACCTGCCGCTCAACGGAGGCGTCGCTGAGCTTCTTCAGAGCATAGCCAATGACCGGGGCCGCCGCGCCGGCGGGCCCCAGCGCAGCCGCACCAGTGGCCGCACTAGCGACCGCCCCCAAGCCGCCGCCGCCGCCCAGCAGATTGCCCGTGAACCGCGCGACATTGCCCGGCACAGTGCCGTCGCTGATGCGCTCGGCCTGCGCTATTTCTTCGTCGGTGAAGCCACTGGACTTCTTGTCACTTTTAACGATGGCATTGAAGCGCTGACGGACAGCATTACCGATGTTCTGTCCGGAATTGGCGGCCGCGGCGTTTCCATGAGCCTCATCGACTTGTCCGGTGATCTGCTCGGATCGCTTGGAGGCGGCATAATTTCCTCGCGCCTCTCGGGCCGTCTTGGCGAACTCGGCAGGGGATCCAGCCAGAACGCTTTCCGCAGGAGGATTCTCAATAAAGCGATCAAGCTGAGCGATGGCCTCGTTTGCTGCCTTCGCTTCGCGTGCGTTGACGAAGTTCTGCGAGGCGTTTCGAAGGGCTTCTCGGGCCGAGATGAGGTTTGAGCCGGTGGCGTAGGCGCCCGGCTCCGGAGACTGGAGCTTCCGGAGGACAGTGAAGGTGTCCGGTGCGAACTCACCTAGCAGGCCCTTCTCTTCGAGCGCGCGCTGAATGCCCTGAGCGACGTTCTTGACCGCGCCGGCATCAATGGTCAGCGGCAACTCGCGGGCCTGAGTATAACCCGCGTCGGATGCCTCCCGCAACGCGCCTGAGGTCGGTAGGCCGGACTTCGCGATCTCGACGGCTGGCGCAGCCCTCGGCGTCATGGGCGCGGCGGCACCCGCGAAGTCGAGCGTTCGCCCGATGAACTCTGGATTGGCTGGATCGACTTGCGTGTTGCCCGAATACACGTCTCCTGGCAGCGTCGCGCCAGACGCGACGCTCGATGCAAGGCCGCGCACCATGCGCTCGGGCCATAGCTGCACACGCTCGCCGCCGTCCATGCCAGTCAGCTTCTCGACGAGCGTCCGCTCCGACTTAGGCGCGAATTGCTCCCACGGCCCTTCCGGCGCTGCCGGGGTTTGCGCATATTGCTCCCACGGGCCGGCCATCAGCTCACCTGCTCCCAGTTGTTCTTATCTGCGGGATTACCGCCCTTGAAGCGATAGCCGTTCTGGATCATGCCAGGCGTCGGAGCCGGCGGCGCCGCTGACTTGGCTGCGGCCGCTGCGGGCGCTGTGCCGCCGCCAAGCGTCATGATCTGGCTTTCGGTCAAAGGTGAACCGAGAGCCGCAATCTTCTCCTGCACGTCGAGATAGTTCGGGAGGCCCTTGTTGCGCGGATCGCGCGCGCTGTCGCGATAGATTTGCGCCACGTTCTGGTCGAACTGCTCCAAGCGCCGGCTAATGTCGATCGCCATCCGGAGACCTTCCGGCGACTGAGTCATGTTCGGCAAGGACTTTGCGAAGAGTTCGCGCTCGTAGTTGGAGACGGCACCCTGCCCCTTCGGCTGCGCGTGGATACCAAGCTCCCGCGAGATCATTTGCATGACTTCGCCATCGGGCACATCCTCGCCGCGGATCAGGCCCAAGTCCTTCAGATAGCGCTTCGCTCCAAGCCGAACCTCGGCGGTCGCTCCAGGGGCGAAGCCCTGTGCGGCCTTCTCAAATGCGTCGTACATCCCAATGCGCTTCTGCGCCTCCCGCGCCGCTGACTGCGCGTCAACGAACGCCTGCACGCCTTTGGTGGCAAGTTCGGCTTGGCCGGTCTTTTCAGTCGAGACGTTGACGTTCGTCTGCGCCGGCCCGAACTTCGGCTCGTTGGTGCGGGTATTGATGAACATCGGCGTGTTGTTGTCGCCGGTCATGCCGGCGGCCGCGCGCTCCTGC